CTATAATTTTGCTGTATTCTTTTTAACCTCTGCTATATCTCTTTGCATCTGTTGAATAGGTTTGACGATTGCCCCTGTATTTTCTGAAATCTGTACCAATTCAAGATAGGATTGCGCTATCAAATCCCGCGTATCATCAGCAATATTTCTTGTTTCCGTATTTATGGAAAGTAGAGCATCTGCTTTTACTGTTAGTAAATTAAGCGATTGAGATTGAATGATATTTTGATTCTTTATCTCTTCTCCTGCAATCTGCAATGCTGTAAACCTACCGTTCAACTCTTCGCCAGTATCTTGACTCATTGCCTGAAAACCTCTTGATGAAGAAGATTGGGAATAGGACTCCTGTGAAATCTTGTCATATCCGGTTGCTGCGGCAAGCTCGTCACGGAGCTTCATGGCTTCGTCCACATAACCCATGTATTCATCCATCAGCTCCTTACGCTCATTATTATCAAGCGTACCATCATCCTTCATGGCTTCACCGAATTTATCATACCATGTCCTCAGTTTGTCACTAAACTGTTCACCGATGGCATTTGACAGCATCGCCTGCATGAAATATTTGGATATGTCATCAGCAAAATCCTCCGCACTCTTCTCCATATCCATCAGACTGCTTATAAAACTGTCATACATGGAATCGAATGACATTCCGATCAGGCCCTCATAAAGACTGTCGGTCAGTTCTTCCAGTTTTCCTGCCTGCTCTATATAATCATCCAGCTTGTCGGTAACACGCTCACCGTAACCTCCCTTACCGGAAGATTCCATGATATCCCATAACCATACGTCCGACCGTAGAGCCTTCATCTGTTCGGGGGTCAGATTCCACAAGGAATCGGTGCCGGAGAAATCCTGCATGCCGGTAGCTTTTCTTGCGTGTTCCAGCATTTCATCCGTCCATTTCAGATAATGCTGCCAGCTGCCATGGCTCTTATGATATCCGGCTTGCTCCTTTGCTATTTGCAGATAGTTTTTATTGACTTCCTCCTGATACTTTACAGCTTCCCTGTAAGATTCAACCGATTTCATTCCCTTGCTTGCCTTCATCTCGTCAGTCAGATCCTCGATGGCCGTTTGCAAAGTTTCATTCCTGTCCGTCAGCCTGTCTATCGTTTCCTGTACTTCCTTGGCGTTTCCACCTATTCCAAACAGGGAGTTGAAGCCTCCGAATGAGATTGCGTTCAGGATGTTTCCTATGCCGTTCCTCAATGACTTGCCGATTGTGACAAACAAATCCCCTGACAAGACATCACCGATAATTCCACTGACAGCGTTCAGAACAGCATCAAGCAGACCACCGACAAGATCACTTAATCCGTCTTTGAGTACGTCAATGATGGACAGAATCCATCCGACAATGGGGACCTCCTTAAGAGATTCTGACGTTTTTCCTATGACATCCTTGAATCCGTTCACGGTTTTGATAATTCCGCTATATGCGTTATACAATCCACCGGATGAAATCTGCTGCAAGCCTCCCAATAAATTTTCCATGCTTGCTTTCAATATGGTGGCAGTATCAGTCACATTACGCTGGGCCTGATTGGCGATATCAGTCTGTGTCTTCACATTGGCGGATGCAATGTCAGCATTCTGCCGTGCTGTTTCAAGAGCGTTTGCTGCGGCTTGTTTCTCACTTTCCGTTCCGCCCTTCTGCGCTTTGGTGTAATCATCCTGTGATTTCTTTAGTCTTTCCAAAGCAGCTGTTTCAATCCCTATGGCACTGATACGATTCTGTTCTGCTATTTGATAGGCTTTTACATCCTCTCCAAGTTTCTTGAAGTTGACTCCACTTGTACCACCCAAAGACTTTTCCATCTGGCTGATGGCGTCAATCAATGATTTCTGGCTTGCCTGATCGGAGTTCTTGAACTTGTCAGTCCGTACATATTTTTTCGCTTCGTCCAAGGCGGGCTTTATCATGTCGGAAAACATGGAACCAAACTCACCGAACACAGTAACCCAATCTATATTGGCTTTTATGGCTTCTGTTTCCTTGTTCTGTATGGCAACATCACGTTGTTTCTCCAGTAACTTTACTTGTGCACTATTAACACCGTTTTCTTCCTGTGCTTTCCTTATTTTTTCCGCATACTCTTGGGCGATAGCCAATTTCTGCTGCTGGAACGTGCCATATTCTTTCAAGTAGTCGTTCAAAGCCTGTTGTTCGGCTTTCAGCTGTCCTTCAGTTACATCGGAAATATCTTTATCTCTCATACTTTCGGCATTGGTATAAGCTTCTGAAATTTTCTGTGCCTGCTTGTCGGTCAGCTTACCGTTACCGGCTTTGCTCCATTCTTCCTCCTGTTTTCTTATCGCATCAATCTGTTTCTGATAATCAAGGTCAATCTGTTTCAACTTCTTTTCCGTGCCTTCTCTCATCAGGTTGATTTCATCTTGCTGGTTTTTGAAACGGAGTTGGAGAAGTTCCTCGAAAAGCTGTTCTTGTTGTTTCAATAATTTCTCTGCTTCTTCTTGACGTCTTTTCCTTTCTTCTTCACCAATCTTTGAAGAATCTTCATTCGGGTTGAATATCAAATCATTAACATCTATGTTTTGTGCTAATTCATTTTGAGATTTATTTAGCTCGTATATTTCACGTCTAAGTTTAGCAATGCCTTCATCTATTTCTTCGACCTTACCCAAAGCTGCACCAACCATCATTTGTTGACCTGCATACATATCGGGATTCGCCTCTCTGTCTATTTTATTTCTTAATTCAATCTGTTTGTCAAGTTTTAGTTGTGCATTTTCTCTTTTAGCATATTCTTCTGTTATTTTAGCCTCATTTTCCAATATTTTTTTAGCATTCTCTGTCATTTTATCCTGTGCAGCCCTCGCACGTGCAGATGCAATAATCGAAGAAGTAAGTCTTGCATAAGCGTCAGCTGCCTTTCCCGTTAGAATTTCTTCTTCTGAAAGATTTTTGAAGAAATCAGGATATGATTTTTGTAGCTCATCAACAGCTTTTTTTCTTTCACGAATAGGCTTTGAAGCATTTTGAGTAGCTTTATATAATAATTCCAACTTTGTTATTTCGGATTGAGCATTTTGAACTCCTTTTAATTGAACGTCATTTAGTTGTTGTTGAATATCAACAAGAGATTTCATGACATTCTTAGCATTAAACAGCCCTGCAACCCAATCCACCACCTTATCGCCATAAAGAGTAAGCAATGTAATACCAACCGTTAATGCAGTCTGCCATGAGAATAAAGAAGAGGCAACCTGTTTCCACACCGGAGTAGCAGACTGCCCCGATTTTTTCAACAAATCATATTCGATACGTGCACGCTTAATTTCATCGGCTAAAATTGGAAGGTTGTTAGAAATGGCAGAAAAAAACACTTTCGGACCGTAAGCCAAAGAAGGAAGTTCGCGTCCTACTTGTTGGATAGACATACTAAGTCCGTTCCACTGCTTGCCATAATTACCTACATTGCGTTGGTGGTTGCCTATTGTCGCATCAAGCTCCTTAATTTTTGCATCAGCCTGATTGATAGAAGCAAGGAGTTCTTTTCCAAAAGGAGAATTACGCTCTTCTTCCGTCAGTTCACGATAAGCAATTCTCATCCTTGACAAAGACTGCGACAGTCCTTTCATAGAAGTGGCGGCAACATTATCCAACTTGACATTATTGTTCAGAGTTTGCCGTACCTCTGCCAAAGCCTCCTTATGTGTCAGCAGGGAGTTGTTCAGTTGTTCAAGCCGTTTTCTTTGCGCAGAGGACAAAGAAGAATACTCACCTTGCGACTTTGTTATCTTTTTGATTTCGGCATTAATCAAACGGATAGCGTTCATTTCCTCTACCATTCGTTTGATGTTCTCTTCTCTTGTGCCAAGAATGCCGTTTATTTCGGTTTTTAAATCATCATAAGCCTTTGCTTGCGCCCGAACACTTTCCGTTTCAGCCGTATTTGTTTGCCTTGCAGCATCTCCATTCTGTGCCGGATCAGCCGTAGGTTTAGATACAACCTCTTGTGCTTTGACAATCTTTTCGGTTGCTTTATTGATTCGACTGACAGAAAGCATAATCTTTCCTTCCGCTGCCGCAATCTTATCCACCAATACATCATATTGCCCAAGCAAAGAGGTAAGTTGTGATTGCAATCCTTTCGCTATATCAATATCCACTTTAATATTAATACCCATCAATGCTTTTTTGACATTTTCTATCTCGTTCTTCAGTTTGCGCAACTTCTGAACATCACTGTCTACATTTGAAATAATGCCTGCCATATCTATAATTTTTTTTCTATTTGTCTACCTGCATATAATATTGCTGAATCTAATACATCATACCCTTTTGAACGAACGAATGAAGCATAAGGCATACCATCCGCCAAATAAAGCCCGTCTTTTGGCTTCTCTGAATAGATTAGTAGATTTTCCGTTTCGCTTTTCGCTTCAGGATGTGAAGTGTCAGCTACTACTTCCATCCATATTATTTGCCCATCTTTCACAACGCAAGCCCCCGGAGCATTACGCAAGTTGAAAGTATGATTCTGATATTCTTTCAATCCATTACTACCACGAGCGTTTTGCGCAATGCGAATGCAATTCTTACCTATCTCAATAAGTTTTGAGTAATACTCATCTTCCGCTTGCCGGATAAGTTCTTCCAATCCTGAAATATCTCCTTTAAAGTCCATTTTTCTTGTTAAAGTTACGGCATAGCCAAATTTTAAGATGATTATTTTCAGTGAAATATGCAACAATCGGGCTATTGTGGTAAAATAATTGTGAAGGTAAATATTGGAAACTTATTTTGCTATTTCAGAGATTGCAAAAGAACGACAATGGAAGAATTGTCGTGAGAAAGTTTGACGGAATATGTTTTTGGGGTAGTTTTGTCACTAAAACAATTATACAATATGAAAAAAAGGATAAAGTATGCAGTTATCACAATATTGGCGGTATTTATAGCTGTCAATATTGCAGATTTCATCATGTTTCAGAGGTTCAAATCTATCTGCAAACAAGAAATGTCTATATTAAATAGAGAAGACTCTTTTAGTGATGAAAATAATAAAAAATTAAATGAACTGATTTCTGAAAAAGGAATGATTATTTCTATATCAAATAATCCTATTTGGGATTTTATATCAGTTATTCCCAAGTAACTAATAGCGCACCCCGACTTAACGAGGTGCGCATTATTATTTAAGCAGCATCTTTACCTAAGAACTTTTCTACGAAGTAAATTTGCCCCTTACCAGTCACTTTGGTAGTAGTAGTGACCAATACAGAGCCGTCCGGCTTGGTGATGGTGGTTTTCTTCAATTCAAAAAGCCCCAATTTCATAGCTTTCTGCGTCGGCTGATTGTAGTAGTCACCCTTTTGACAAAGATAACCATTCTCGCGCATCCAGCTAAACAAACGGTTCTGACCGATATTCACCCCATTTTGTTGTAATATTTTAGCCAGTTCAGCAATTAAACAAGAGCGATGTGAAGTTGAGACAGCATCAGCAAAAAGGACTTTAGGTGCATCTTTCTGAATCTTCTGTTCGGCTTCGATACGCTTCTGTTTTTCTTCTTTTAAGTTGGTTGCAAGCTGAATCAGAAAATCGGGTGAGGTCAAAGCCTTTTCAAGTGTATCGCTGGTCATGTATGCACCATGTTTGCGGATTGAGGGCAAAACTTCATCGCAAACCCAATCTTGGAACTTTTCGGCATCCGGCAATTTAGATTTCATAGTCAAACGATAAACCTCGCTTTCCTTGCCGTACTTTATGTCTTGTACACCGCCATTTGTGGGGGTCGGCAAAATAACGACCCCTTTACAGTGTTGATTTACAGCATCGGCAGGTCTGCTATACCCAAGGGCTTTTGCAACATCTGCCAAACAAAACAAAGGCTCATTACTCTCATTCATCGCGATTCTTACTTTTCCGAACTGCTCATTTTGGAAAATCTGAATATTATTCATACTTTTACACAGTTTAAAAAATTAGACCCCACCAAAGGCAAGCTCCTCACTTCTTACCAATGGCGGGGTTATATTTTTCAGCCGTGAGGATAGCTGCGTTGTTTCTGTTTGCAAACTTATTATATAATCGTGTAAGAGAGAGATTTTTATTTTACCATAACACGACAATCGTTTCATTGTCGTGAAGTTTTTGGTGGTGGTCTCGTTTTCATATGTTTCATACTTATTTAGTCAATACATTGTCTATCAATCCACGAAGTTCTTTCAGCTCTTCTTCGGTCAATCCATACACATTACCCAATGCTGAAGGTTTTTCAATCTTTAAACCGTACTTTACCCCCCCCTGCTGTTTCTCTTTGGGTAAAATGGCGATAGCAAATCGTTTACTCATTTTCTTGTTGTTTTTGATTTATAACTATGTTTTTAATCTCTCATTTGGTAGCAATTATTGGCGGTGGTCTTGTTTTGAAGTTCATAATCGTATTTATATGCTTGGATATATTCTAAATCCCTCTACCAGTTTCCCTTCAAAATCAGAAATCAACTTGCGTATCTGCTTGTTTTGATTATCAGCGTTTATATAGTGTCCTGCCAAATAATAACTTTCTACATAGGCATTGCTTATTTGGGCAAATATATTGCGCAATCTTTCTTGGAAAGGCAATTTGTCGCAATCATATACGCCTGCCTGTATCTCACCATAAATACCAAATCCGACCCCATTCTCTCTTCTTATTTTTGCTGCTGTTTCTTTCAACCGTTTATTGAAACAATTCAGTTCGGATTTGAATATCTTTTCAGCATACTTGGTGCAATCATTCTTGCGGAGCATTTCTTCCATTTCGTTAAAGGCGTTAATGTACGCTTCTTTGAATTGTGCAGCCACCCTGCCAGTGAACCCCATAGCCAAAAAGGTGAACCCATCACGAGTTAAATAGTACATGGGTCTTTTTTCACCTTTTTTATCGACATATTCAACGGGCGCAAAATTGCGCTGGTTAAATAACTCACTACAATCCAATGATTTAATAGCCCTTAATACATCTTTATGTGCTTTGCCAAAATACTTGGCAACCACCAATGAAGAGGTTACCGCTTGTCCATCTCTTACTTCAATCAAATCAATTTCACATGAAGAAGAATTTTCCATTTTAATAATTTCTGTTCTCATATTCGTTATATTTATGTGTTTATACTATTTCGAGCGCGTTGCCTGTGAAGGTGGTGCGTTCTTTGCTTACCACTGTTTTACTTGTTTTTTCAATTCATCATACTTGCCGTTCATTAGCATTTCGACTTCACGATGAAAGTTTATATCAGTCAAGCGAAACTCTATCAAAGCACGCTTGTACGCATCACCTTTCTTATGATTGTTAATAAGGTGCATCATCTGTTTGCTATCCAAGCCGTAACCGTTTTTGCGATTGAGATTCTTAGCTCTGCACATATCGCTTTCTCTTAGTTCTATTGTTTCCATAATCTTTATATTTTGAGTTATTTCATTTCTACTTTGCTCTGACTTTAATCACCACAATATTGAGAACCCATATACCCACGGCTATTTGAATTGTAGCAGTCAGACCAAGTAATCTTACTATCATTGTAAGATGTACGCTCTACCGGCTTCTGGTTGGCTAACATAGCCTTTATCTTAACTTCTCTTTCTTCTGCAAACTTGATAGCGTCTTTCGCCCAACGCCAAGCGAGTTTCAGGCATTCGCCAAAAGTTCTGCCCATTCTTGAACGGCTATTGTAGAAGCGGTGAGCGTCTTTCATTATTTGAGATAAGTTGTAGCGTTTCATATATCTATCGTTTTATAACCACGATGCAAATGTAAACCGTTCACTTTAAATAATCAAACAAAATAGAAATATTTCGCTTTACATTAACTCAATTTAAGAATAGCTATCGTTTTACATATTTAAAAGTATGTATATTTGCACAAAATATAATTTAGAATAGTTATGGCTTTACGAATAAAAGAAGTTATAAAAGAGCAAGGAACAACTGTTCAAGAGCTTGCTGATAAGATGGGAATATCCAGAGTAGGATTAAGTCAACACATAAATGGCAATCCTTCAGTAGAAGTATTAGAACGAATAGCATCTGCTTTGAATGTTCAAGTTTCAGACCTTTTTGAAAAATCTTCCGATGAAGTTATAGGAGCTGTTCGCATAGGAGATAGCACTCACGTTATCAATAGTAAGGATGATATTAAGAAGTTAGCGGAAAAATTATAAAACCAAAATCCAGAACTTTACTCATAATCTCTTTGTTCAATGAGAATAAGAAGGCATTATTTGTTATAACTATAATTTTATAGCTATATTTGCTGCTGAATATTTTCTTATTTTTAAGAAACGACTCAAAATCATTAAAATGGCACATCTAAAAGTAATAAATTTCGGAGCTATAAAATCTGCTGATATTGAAATAAAAAAATATAATTTTTTTATCGGTCATACATCAAGTGGAAAGAGTACAATTGCAAAGCTTATCGCAATATTCAACAATTCTATATTTTGGGCTATCAAAGAAGGAAACTTTAAAGCATTCACCAACTTATTAGAAAAATACAATATAAATTTTTCATTCGATTCATCCACAAAAATTCAATATCGTAATGAAAAATACATTTGGGAAATAGAATTAAATAAATTCCATAGTAATTATAAAGATGCAGATCTCATGGAGATGGCTAACACATCTGAGTCCTATGATTTCATATTAAAATTTATAGAAAAAAAAGAAAGTGAATCGTCATTAAAAGATTTAATAGATGCTCTAAAAAATTCCATAAAAGACGATAAGCTAAAGAAAGAAAATGCATTTTTCTCAAACTTCATTAAGCCACTTTTGATGAGCGTCATTTATGAAGAGTGTATTCCTGTATACATACCAGCTGAAAGATTGTTAATTTCAACATTTTCTAATAGCATATTCTCTTTATTACAGGCAGGAGCTAGTATTCCTGATTGTATAAAGGATTTTGGAAGTTTATATGAAAAAGCTAGAATGCAATACAAAAATATTGATATAGACATACTAAATATTCAAGTATCTTTTAATAATAATGGCGATACTATATATTTAACAAATGAGCATAAGGAATTAAAGTTATCCCAAGCTTCAAGTGGAATTCAATCAATCATTCCCCTATGGACTGTATTTAATCAGTATGTTGAAAGCAAGAAAAAACAAATGTTAGTTATAGAAGAACCAGAATTAAATTTATTCCCTTCTACTCAACATTTCCTAATTGATTGGATTATGAGAAAAATGAGAAAGTCAAATGGAAGTATTGTGATTACAACACACAGCCCTTATGTATTATCAGTAGTAGATAATTTAATATTTGCACAAGAAGTATTAAAGAAAAGCAACAACAAAAAACTTGTTTTACCTAAAATAAAAGAACTCATTCCCTCAATGGCTCTGATTGATTTTGATGATGTATCTTCTTATTTCTTTCATTCAAATGGAACTGTTAAAGACATAAGAGATACTGACATTAAATCTTTAGGCGCAGAATATATTGACGAAGCGTCCAACGAACTAGGACATATTTTTGATGAACTTTGTAATATCGAAAGAGATGGGTTGTAAATGCTTTGAAAGAAAAACTCAATTTACGGACACTACATCTTTTGATGACAAATATAAGTTATCTAAATGTAGATGTACTTCACGTTTCACTGTTGGCGAGAATAAAAGTAAATTCACTATTGTATCTAAGCAGGTTTCTGAAGTTGACAAAATAAAAATTGACGGTTATTTTGACAGTTCATCGAAACATAGAAAGTGTGACTATTTATTTGTATATACACCAACTTCGCCTTCCAATTGTATTTATATTTTTGTAGAACTAAAGGGAACAGATATAGCACATGCTGTAACGCAAATTGGCAATACAGTGAACTTATTCTACAATCAAGGGTATTTAAAAGATAAAAAAGTTATAGGAGCTATTGTTAGTTCGCGGCATCCATCAAACGATGGTACGTACCGCAAAGCAAAACAAACTCTAGAAAAATCACTTTCATCAAAAATAAAAGATTTTCGTATAGAAAAAAAGAATAGAGAAATGACTTACGATCCTACTCATGATAAAGTTATTTAGTTAAAGCCGGATTTCTCCGGCTTTTTCTTTACTCACCATTCAGCCCCACATAAGACCTACGCGAGAACTTACGGGCGTACTGTCTGTCGGTTAATTCACCGAAATTACCTACACGAGAATGAATATTGCCAGCATACTTCCGATATGCGGCATTAACTCTCTTCATTCTTGCATCAGAAATGTTAGTCTGCGCTAATCTCCATCTCTGTGCCGATAAATCATCTAAACTTTTTCTTCTTTTGATTCAGCTTAAAATTTTAAAAGTTAAACAATATAATTTCGCCATATCTATTTCTTTTTCCTACGATTAGCTAATTCCTTACCGCTGATTCTATTCACCTTTTGACCACTTACGGTATGAAGTTTATCCCGTTGCATCATCAACAGATTCCTATAAGGGATAACCTCAAACACTTCTGTATAACTCAAATGAAGCGTGTCAATCAAATGGGCTATCTGCCCGAAGAACGTTGTGTTTCCTACTGTTTCGGTCTTGCTGCCAGCATCGACACGTTCCTCATCGAGCTGACACACTGAAAAGCCGAAATATCCATCATAGAGAAACAGACTTCCAAGGCATCTTTGACTTCTTCAAAAGTGCCGTTCTCCAATTCTTTGACCAAACTATCATTCCCGCAGATGAAGCATGAAATACCTTTCAGCATATCTTCAGTAGCTTCAGGAAGCTCTTTAATAGCTTCCATGACATTATCTCCAGTCATGCCGATATTGGAAAAATGATGAATGGCACGACAGATAATTTTAATTGTAGGAGGTTTAATGGTATAAACCATCCCTCCTATCTCCACATTCATGAAATCCAGCCCTAACAAAGCATCAGAAACCGTTTTTGCTGCTTGATTCATATTCTTAAACTAAAAGGGGGAATGGTATATATCCATCCCCCGGTTATCACTCTTGTGCTTTTACCAATGTTATCTCTTTTTTAAGAGTGGTATCAACTTCAGAAGGAGTGGTTTTAATATCTCCTGACTGAGTGACGTACCCCACTTTCGACACTTCATAGTGAACGGTAGCCCCAGCATTCACCTGCTTTGACTTGACCGTTGCACCGTCCAGCTTTACGGTCGCATCGGAAGGAGTAGGTACAATGGTTACTGTAGTTCATGCCTGCAAAGCTTTAATCTGCCCTTCTTCATAGTTATACTCAGAAGAAACACCTTCGATTCCCGGTTCCTGCACCAAGCCTTTTACAGCGATTGCAATTGCCTTATCCGTATTGGCTTCACGGGAAACAATACGGCATTTTGGGAAGATGAACCAGACATCATCATCGGTCAGACAGAACAATGCTTTGTTGATAATAACTTTATCCAAAGCACGCTTCCAACCTACATCTTTAGATGTTGCCTGAATAACATCGCCACCCATGAACGCTTTCTTGGTCTTCCAGTCATATTGTCCGATAGAGAAAGCGGGCGATACTTCTCCCGGCACATCATCGTAACGGTAATTCTTTCCCGTTAATTGGTTCTTGTACCCGGTGACAGAGGCTTCCGTTTCCTCAATCTGCCACGTTTCCCCGTGTACATTCAAAACCTCATCTTTCGCTTTGATAGCGGCTTGAATCAAAGTCTTTGCGATTTCGGGGGTAATGTCTGCCGTTACCTTATCAATGTCGGCAAACAAGATTCTTTTTATTCCTACTGCTGAAATCATAATCTTATAGTTTTACATTTATTACTTCAAATAAAATTCTCACATTCACGTAATGGCATTTCAAAGCTGTATCCGCTTCCGTGCCAATTGATTCGATAGAATAACGATAGGTTGTACCGTCATAGGTGCTTACTACATCATCAAGCAGCTTGCCAGCCTTTCTTTCGAGTTCGTTAAGCCGGATTGTGTTCGCTTCATTCTCGCTTAAATTGGGTACACATAGATTCACTTCTGCGAAAGATTTCTTCCAATACTTTCCCGGCTGTTGTTTCTTCGTGTGGATGACAATCCTTTCGGACTTCAATTCACCCGTCAGCGTTTCACCATCAGGCACTAGATCTATTCCGAAAGCCTTGCAGTCCCGGTAGAGGATGTTTCCTATGTCGGTAGTTACTATCATTCCACAATCTCCCAATCTTCTGCAAATACATCACTGATAGACGGAACCCATGAATCAGCGCGTCCGGTATTCTCATTGTAAATAAGACACTGGCTTGTGTAGTCAATAAAGCCCTTGCCTTTCAGAATAAGGTCTTTTGCTGATTGCGGAATAGATTGCATCTTGGGGATAATATCACTATCAATATGTGCTGGGACCTGTTTGAACACCATTAATCCTTTTCCGTTCCAACCGCTTCTACGAATTGGAAAACCTGCTTTGAGAGCCATAATAGCCATACCAAAATTCATCTTTATTACTTTTGCACCATCAGAACCTTGCATACGCTGTATGCGAGTATCAAGAAGCCGTATATAGTCGAACATTGTACAACACTGCATTTCCAGTAAACACTTGTTGTACATATCATTAACGACTTCATCCATTTTCCCTGAATCTATGAAAGCGGCTAACTTTACATATCTTCCATTGACTTCTTCGGCTTCTATCTGCATACGGTCAAGTGATGTATCGGCGAGTTTATACGCCTCCTCAAACGGTTCCGCTGGCGACCAACTCTCGTACCCGTCAGCATATTTAACGTGATAACCCATGCGCTTTGCATACTCTGCATCAGGCACTCTGCCAACTTGTAATAAATCTCTTTCATAAGCCTCGCCCATTGTCATAGGTTCTGCTTCAATCTGTTTTGTTCCAATGTACTTTTTCATTTTTCAAATTCTTCTTTTAATCGTTTCTCCGCAAATAAAGCAGCACTACTCAAAACATCATACCCTTTAGATTCTACGAATGATGCGTATTCCGCTTCGTTTTTCAGTGTCAAACCGTCTTTATCGACATCGTAATCATTGGACGTTCTCAAAGTGAGTGTATGGTCTTGATAATCCCCATGTTCCTCTGCGTACTTCACGGCTTCATCGCCTACATCAATCATCTTCTTTTCGACCTCCCATTCTCCTTCATCGAAAAAGGAGTCGACATCTGAGAAATCGAAATCTACATCCATAATTCCGAGTAGTTAAAGTAGTTTGTACTCTTCACTGTATAAACTTCGCCTTGACCTCTTACGCCATCACCATCCATGCAACGTACTTCATCACCAGCCTTGACAGTAATTCTCTTCTCGCATACCACATGATAATTCGGACGATACACAGAGCCGTTATCAGATGAAAACTCTTTGGTAGTGTTATCATCACAACGGCACTTGCATACCTCCTGCCAGCTTTCACCACCTGTTCCGGGAATAGGTCTGCCAAACTCATCCTTATCCATCGGGGTGATAACTTTTACCTGCAATATGTGTGGAGCGAATATCATAAGAAAGTCACTTTAGGTTTGTTACCCAGTTCGTCTTTCAAACCGTACCGCTTGCACAGAAATGAATAGTAATCCTTAATGCCTTGAATGTTCCAAGACATAGAAAAACCGCTTTCGCTGATGGAAGTGGCACGAAGCAATAGAGAGGGGATGAACTTCGCAATTGCCACCGACACCCGTGTTTGGCAATCCTCGTTCATCTCACCCCCTCCGCTTATCTTTGCGTTCAGACATATATCGAAAAGGTCAGCCTCCGACAAGTTAACGCCGAAGGTCTGAAACTTCTGTAATATATAATCGTTTACTGTCATGCGTTCATCTCACTCAAATCGAAGTTCACAATCAGGTTCGGGTTCGCAATCTGCGGAATCCATTCGGCTGTGTATTCCAGATAGCGACCATTGCCGTCCTTGTAACCTGAAATCAGCATATCGCCATCTGCCTGAGTGTAATTACGTCCCGGTACACCATCCACAGCTTCATAAGGAGTGTGGAAGCGCATATAACCGATTTTATCCTGCGGAAGCAGGGAAATACGACCATCTGCATAAATGGGGATATTCTTACCTGTTTGGTCTACCACATAATCTTCCTTGATTTCAATAGCCGGAAGTCCGATACCTGTAAAAATGGTAGAAGCCAGTTGCGAGGTGATAAGCCCGGTAGACATATACATTTCATTACCTGTAAGCTGCATCTTGAACTTATCACCGAACTCGCTTGACCCGATGATGTTCTTGACGAATGTGCCACGGCTCATAATCATCTTGGGGAATGTGCCGTAAATAGATTTCAGCTCATTCAGTTTCTGCTGCAAGTAAGTGACGAAATAGTTTTTATCCTCTGTGTCCGGCTTGATAAACTTGAACGGCAAGTCGATGTTCAATAAGTCAATTCCTCCGGCATTGTCGTCCTTGTTCTTCACGCTTGCTGCTCCAGTCATCAACAGAGAGCCTACGATAATGTCCATACGCTTGTGCGGTGCCAGCAATACCTGACGGTAATCGTCATAGATGAAGTCCACGATGTCACGCATGGCTGCTTTCTGGTCTTCCGGTTTGGCGGCATTATACTTATCTATCAAGTCCTGCAAGTCAGACAAACGGTCGATTGAGATTTGATAGCGGTCACCCAAATAGGCAATCTCACCATATCCGGAACCGATATTCCTGCGTTCACGGATAGGCTTTTCGCCATAACGGGAGTTGATGGAACCAGCCATCACGCCAGTAACCTGACCGATGTAGTCTTTAAATACACGAGTAGTAGTCCTACGGAAGCCCAAATACTGCTGCCAATAAATTGTGTCCTTTCTTGTCTTGAGGACACGCTGAATCACTGCATTTACAATGTTCGGGTCATTAAACAATGTATGAATAGTTAGCATCATATATTAGTCCTCCTTTCTTTATTTTGCCATTATACCTGCGTTTTTCAACGCTGTCAATAATCCGTTAAAGTTTTCTACCGACACCGTACCAGATGCATCATTCACTTTGGCTGCCTGATTTACACCTCCAAGAGCAGAAGGCGTAGCTGCTGTTAAAGTATACTTGTTAGCTTGTGCTGCAACCCCATCCAATTTGGCTTTATCTTCCTTACTCATCAAACCGTCCTGACTAGAAGAAGCCTTAGGAATTGATACAGTGTCTTTTTCTTGTTTGACATCCTGAGCATTAAACTGGAAGTGCGGCATATTCGCCTTGTCAATATCTGCGAAAGGCATTACCAGCTTGGTCGGTTCGATTTCAAACGCACGCATCAAAAGGGAAACCAATACTATGCCATCCTCTACCTGCTTCCTTTCATACAGAGCTGAATTTGCGATAACTTTGGGCGTTGTACCATCTGCGGCTGTCGCTTCGTAAAGAACTGTTCCAGCTTCTAGATTTTCTCCAAAGTCTGCCGCTAACGTCAGCTTATCAAAAGCTTTGTCAGCCTTGTCAATAGCGTTGATTGTCGCTCCATGCGCACCGTTACCCAAGTGCATACCTTTGTAAGCCAAAGAACGTTTCTTGATTTTCAATGTGGTATTGGAGCCTGTTGTAAACTTCTCATATACTTCCACACGGATAGCCACTTGGGATGTTTTCTTCACCAAGTCAGCTGCAATCGGTGTGAATGAGGGCAAGTACGAGCCGACAACGAGGTTGGTTGTGTCCAACTTGTACGGACCTCTGCGTCTGCGTCCGGTTTCTACGTCGTAGCGTTCTTCCTGCTCAACTTCCGGTTCAAGATTATACTTAAATCCTGCTGCCATAAAATCACTGTTTTTGTTGTTCTACAATTTCTTTAGTGTCGTCTGCAATCATTTTCGCAAACGCCTGAGTCTCATTCTCCAGTTCTTTTTTTGCTGTATCTGGAGGAACTACACCCTTAAAGCCGTCATTCGCAAACTCCTGCTTCAAGTCCTTGAAGTATGCGTCCAAGTCCTCATCGTCCTTAATGGCGCATCGTTTGGCGTAGTTTTCGGGAATACCATACTCCTTTGCCTTTGCCAAAATCTGCTGGCTACGTGTTGCTTGAGCCTTTTCCGTTTCTAACTGTGTTAGCTTATCAGAAAGGTTCTTGTTGGAGTCAATTAAAGCTTGCGCCCATGCAGGCACATCGTCTTTATTCTCTTCCGTTTTGGTGGTTGTGGTAGTCTCGATTGGCTTACCGTCTTTAAGGTTATGCCTCTTCTCGTAGTTAGTCACTGCCGTTTTTGAAGCATCCCCGGCACGGAAATCACCATAGGAATTAAGCACGTCCGAAAAACTGATACCCTCAACAATGGAGTTTACTTTTGTCTCGTCCGTTACACCCTCTGCCTTTTTGGTGGCAATGCGGGTAAGAATAGCAGTGTCCACCCCAGCGAATTTCTGTTGTAGCCCTGCTAAGATTTGTTCTAAGATTGTCATACCGTATGAATTTGATTTATAAATTTCTACGGTAAATTTCGTTATTTATAAAGAAGGTGAAAAATTATCAGATAGGTGATACACGACAATAAAACGATTGTCGTAAAATGGTATAAAAAAAGGCGTGAAACCGAATGAATCACGCCTAAAATATATCACGACAAAAACTTATACTTATACTCCCAACACTATATTTGCATCAATATTTAGCTTCCGGCTTATCTCACGAGCAACTTTCAAGGTTGGTTCACATTTACCAGATATATAATCACTTAGCCGTGATGGGCTGACACCAACCAACTTTGCAAGTGATTTTTGATTAAGCCCCATTTCGTACATACGAAGTTTAAGAACATCCACAAGTGTTGGTTCTCCCAATGCAAAATGTTCTTCGGAATAATCAGCAACCAAATTAGAAAGAAGCTCCAATTCTATGCTATTTGGGTCATTCAAAGGAGTATCATCTTTCACTAATGGAAGAAGTTCCTCTACTCTTTTCACCGCCCATTCATATTGGGCTTGATTTTCTATCTTTGTCATAATCCTAAATATTAGCGCAATCTATTCTATCATATTCTTTATGAGTACCAATAAAGCGAATATACACAAACTGAATAGTGAATTTAATCACTACTACCAAACGATAGTTGTTGCCTTTGATATTGAAAACATAGTGTTGATTACCTACATTATCAACGCTATTAAACGTTTTCTTAATATCGGCAAAACAGGTCCACTTGCTTCTTTTCACAATGGTAGTCCATTCTTGCAAAGCGACCTTTGAATCGGGATGGTTCTCTGCATATTCTTTTAATGCTTGTTCGGTAAATATTCTCATTGGTTACTCAATTATCGTGTGACAAAAATACATATATAATTCTATAATTCAAAATTATATTCTAATATTTATAATTTAAAAGAGCAAAAAAAATAGCGGCAACTCTTTGAAGCCACCGCTAACTATTTTTCTTATACTAAAACTATAAGTCCCGTAATTTTTCTAACTAAGAGGCGTTTTTCTTTCCCTTATCTCCGATTTGCTCATTCTTTGCTGCTTGTTCCTCTTTGATTTCTGCAAGTTCCTCTTCTACATGTATTAATTTTTCCTATTATATATCTCTTTAATTTTCCCCTCTGCAAACTTATTTATATCAGAAGAAGTACATCCTGATTCGTTAAAAAAATCACTTAGGTCAAAATAAATCTCCTTATGGTTATTCCCTTTCGATATACATATTATATCAAAAGGTATTGATTTATTCCCGTCCAATGTTATATTTCTCAGCTTTTGCATGCCCCAACTATAATCAGGATAGTATTTATTTATCCATTCTCTTTCAGAATGTACTCCCAAAACATGTGTTATTGCATGGATTTTAACAATATCAAAATGTTGGCTTCGAAGCATTATTTCAAAAGTTATTGTCTCATCTTTATATTTAATTACAAATTCTTCTTTTTTGAAGGCTTCTTTTTTGAAGGCTTCCTTTATTAAGTCATAAATCTGTTTTATTCCATCTCTTAATGAAGGAATAAACCCTATTATTATAGCTGCTACAACAATGGTAGCTATAATCCAATTATCTAAAAAGAAATTGATAATAGTGTCGTATTTTGTAGTTGTCTCCATAATCATAACCTTTCAGCTAAATCCTTAACATCTTCCGCAGACTTTACCTCATGCACGGTATCTCCTATCTTCACGAAGCCTACTATATCTCCGGTGTTTGACTTTTCAAATAGTTCAGTTACTGGGACACCCAAAGCATCGGCGATTTTTTCCAATGTACCAATAGTGGGGTTGCCATTAATTGCTTTTGATAGCCCAACTCGTGACAAGCCTATTTTTTCAGCGAGTTCAGTTTGATTGATTCCTGCCTCTTTACATAGTTCTAAAATTCTAAATCTCATATATGTATATATTTAGTTTACTCCCATTATTTATGGCAAAGTTACTCAAAGTTTTCATATTAGCTAAATAAGACAACTAAAAGTATTCTTTTTATAGTTTATTAACTATCTATATTTTGCCAATTGAATACTCATAGTTTGCTTTGCAATATCAAAATGATAACTAAAAGTATAATTTAAAACATATAAGAGTATGAGCACAAAATTTAAAAGTCAGATGAAAGAGGTAATGAGTTTAGCATGGCAGTTTGTTCGCAAGAACGGTTATTCAATGAGTGAAGCGTTAAAATGCGCATGGGCTAATTTGAAGCTGAAAGCGGCTTTGAAAGTAAAGATAGTAGAGTTCTACTTCAAAAAGACAGACGGCACGTTACGTCAAGCCTTTGGTACTCTCAAAGAGAATCTTATCGGTGAAACGAAAGGTACTGGCAGAAAGCCGAATGATAATCTGCAAGTGTATTGGGACACAGAGAAAGAAGAATACAGATGTTTCAAGAAGTGTAACCTTATTAAAATCGCATGACAATGAAAAAGAAAAGTATGGCAACAGTTGAGATTGAATGCTCAAATACACATTCAATGCCAGTATTCAGCGACTTTTTAAGTGAAGTACAAAAGCGGTTTGATATTGAGAAAGAAGCTAAGAATGAATTATATTCTTTTATCATACAGATGGGGTTGTTAGACCAATTTAGAGAGTTTTCTCAGCATTATAGGGGCGTGAATCACCATGCTGCGTGTATTGATATGCTTGCAGTGTAGTTCTTAACACGATTATCCAAAGGCAGTCTTTGCACGACTTTAAAGGCTGCCTTTATTATTCACTCTTAAATGAAATAAGTATGGACGAAATTTGGAAAGACATTGAAGGGTACGAAGACGATTATCAAGTATCAAATTTAGGTAGGGTAAAATCCTTGCCAAAGAAATGCTGGAACGGTAAAGGATATTGGTTTAGAGATGGACGCATTTTAATACCCATAAAAAGCAAAAAGGGGTATTTGAATGTATGGTGCAGAAAGCGCATATTTAAAGTTCATCGCTTGGTCGCAAATGCTTTTATACCTAATCCGCAAAACCTACCACAAGTAAACCACATAGACGGTGATAAAACCAATAATTGCGTTACTAATCTTGAATGGGTTACTGATGGTGAAAACTTACTACACGCATATAGGGTTCTTGGTAGAAAGCAAAAGACTGGCAAAAACCACCATAATTCACGAGCTGTTCTACAATTAAAAGACGGCAAAATTATAAATTCATTTGATAGTTTGAATGAAGCGACACGCGCAACTGGTGCGCACCATTCGGGCATTTCAATGTGCTGTAATGGGAAAATAAAGAAGCACAAGGGCTATCAATGGAGATACAAAGAGGAGTGATTTCACTCCCCTTTCTTTATGCTTTGTTTCTGCATTTCAGCGTTTCTTTTTTCTTCTTGTTCTTCTTTTATCTCTGCGATTTCTTCTTCGATGCGGTCAATATTTCCAGCGAACATTACTCCATGTCGTTGCGACCATACACCACCCGATACAGCTTTTACAGCTACATTGACTTTATCTTCTAAATTGTCAAGGCGATACGGAACAACTTCTGTACTAATATCTATCGTTTCAGATGCTTTGTTAAATTCAGATGGATTTATAGAGCCTAAAGCAGAGACTATGAAGTTCACACGCCTTTGCAAGAACTCACCTATCACCTCGGCATGATTTTGAACTTGCAAATGTGTCGAAAGAAACACGTAATCGAAAGCCACTCCGGACAAGGCATTTCCAGCACCGCTCAACTTTTCAAAACTGATTTGTGGTGTATTCGTCATAGAATATGCTTTCTCAAAGAGGGTTTCTACCTCAAATTTTACGGTATCATTTGCTTGGTTCCACGTCAGATACTGGGCATCCGCACCTTCACCTGTAAGTTTGACCATTCTATCCTTAACCTTACCCATGAAACCCTCTACATCTCCAATTAGCTTCAGCAGTGGGAAGAAATGGTAGTCTATACAATCAGCATAATTAGATAACAGTTTTTCCAGCCGGACACGGAATGTCTTTATCTTCTTGCAATAAGATTCAGGACGATAAGCATAGAGAACCGGTAGTTTTGGGAATCCATGAGCAAAAGGCGTTCTTTCTTCATACCCTTTAGACAAATCCCATTGATAAACCATTTTGTCCGTGATAGTCATAAAGCAGGTGACCTCCGAATCATCCATGAGCTTCTTTTTATACTCACGTGAGAAAGCAATCATTTTACCTTCGTCGTTAAAGAACGGGTATAGCTTATCACCTCTGAATGGAGACCATAACACGCTTTTCAGTTTCTTGGTGGGCTTGACCTTGCCACCGAACGTAGTCTTAACTTTCTTCCAAAACTTTGCCCAAAACGAATCATCATCGGTAACATACCAATATTCTGCCGCTTCTTGTTCGGAGAGCCAGGCACGGACAATCTTCTTGTTTTGGTATTTGATTTTGTTGGATTTAAATACAGCCTTTACCGCATCCAGCAGCTTCTTTTCATCATCATCAGTCGGAATGCAATCCATAGACGGTTCTGTGCCGACCGTGAAAGCAGTTTGAATGTTCACTATATCTTGTTCCAATGGAATAGAAATACGGTTCACCGGTTCAGTCTTATACTTTGCTTCGATTTCATAAGTCTTACCAGTTTTTTCATCGAAAACTTTTTCGGATTCCTTATCAAGTACTTTTCTGTCCGGATACTTCTTTTTGTCAACCATGATTTCATGTCGTTCCGGATTCCAATCATCCCAAAGTTTGCAACGGTCGGGAAGTTCAGTCTTCCTACCTTTCTTCAGGTAGTTTATCTTCTGCCCGATGTCAGGCAATGCTAATATTTCTTCTAAATTCAATGGCATAGTTTATATTTTTAATGTGTGAATATTCCTGTTAAATCTTTCGGCTTCTGAATCTTGCCAAGAAGCTCACCCAATACATAGTAACGTACAGCATCTATTCCGTGATTGTCATGGTCTTCCGGTTCGTTGATATAGTTCCCGTCCTTATCCTTTGCCCAAACATACTTTCTGAACTCGCTTTGCAAGTTGTACGAGCGTTTGGTTATATAAATCTCCATATCTTTCATTTTGTCAATTCCGGCATTGATAGAGCCTGCACCTTTCTCTACGGCATATATCTTGATTCCTCCGTTGTGTATCTCTTGAATCAATCGAGGGTCAGCACTGTCAGCTATGACTTTCAATCCCCACGGGCGAAGAGTCTTGATGATGTCAGAAGAAAGCAATCCAGTACGGTAATCCACTTCATCCAAGTAAAGGGCGTTATCAACGATACCACAACGAATGGAAGCAGACGGGTCATGCGTATAACCGAAGTCTTGCCCGAAAGCAATTTTCTTTGCCCAAGCCGGGAACTCGTCAACAATTCCCCACTTCTTGAACACAGCACCTTCTGCAACGTCAGCCCACCGGCCGATAACCACATGAGCATACTTTTCAGGATTACTCACCTTTATATCCTCTACCTCTTTTAGAAACTCCGGTGAAAGATTCTCCAAATTATCAAAGTAAGTCGTATGAATGTGGAGCACATTCGGATGAGTGGAAATCTGAACCTGCACACCGTCAATCTCTACCAGCTTGTGAGTTTTCTCAATGTATTTCTTGTAGATGAAGTGATTGGAATCGCATGGGTTCATTATAATGATAATCCGGTTCTGAATACCCTTCTTGCGAATGGAGAGCATTATCTTGTCGAACTCATCTTCGCTTATCCACTCTTCCGCTTCATCGCAGACAAAAGTCGTAATGCCTTGAATGGATTTCAGTTTTGCTGTCTGGTTTCCGGAAGAAGTCTTGATACCCCGGAACATGATACGGCTCTTAGTCATCTTATTGACTATGTCCGTCTTTGTGGTCTTGAAATATTTCGTGGTACCGTCCAAATCTATCTTCTCCATCATTTCGGGGATGATAGACATACCGGCAGAAACCATCGTGTAACGGGTGTAAAGAATCTGATGAACTATTTTCTCTACGGGAGTCATTTCAAAAGTCAACCGCTCAATAAAAGTAGAAGCATTGAAAGACTTTCCGCTACCACGCCCACCGGTGATAAGAATTATAAATTTTTCCTTATCCTCATATAATGGATGGTAAATTTCTTGGGGTACTATCATTTTAGCTTGTCTTTAATCCAGGAATCAATGTTGATGCCATGCTCTATGTCTGTTGGAATATCAGCGTCTTCATCTTGTTTGCGCTCAATCTTTCTCCAATCTTCATCATGGTGGTACAGCCAAACGGACATTGCTTGCAAATTAGGAGCCAACTCGCTTTCGCTAACTTGTAATTCGTCCTCACCTGTCAAATTTCCCTCTGAATCACGGAGCTTTCTTACCACGGTGCTTTTGGTTTTTATGCCACCGAGAGCCATTGCAAGGAATTTAGCCCTTACAGTGGCATTGATTGTCGCGCGCCCACGCGCTAAGACTTCGGATATTTCGGTGTACTCACTTTTCTTTTCGCAGAATGTTTGAGGCAAAATCCCTATGGCATAAGCAATTTCCTTGTCAGTGAATCCCTTTTTGGCATACGATTCCACGAGAGAAAGAAATTCCTCGCTTGTATAATCAAACTTAGGCTTTCTTCCTCCTTTACCTTTTCTATTTTGAGATTCACTATTGCTCATATTACTTCTTTAATTTTCCACATTTCTCACATTGTTCATACCTGAACTCAGAGAACATCACACTACCTTTCCAAACATAATGATGAACACAAAACAGGTTTTGCTTTAGAACATTCCTTATCCAAAGTATAAAATCGCCAATCATAATTTTAACCGTTATTGTTACCCATATAGACACGGCGAGAAATTGGCTTGTTTCCATAGACATCAACTCCTCTTTTTGAGAAATAGCTATCTATTTTCTCAGCATATCTTCCCATTATGGATTTCGTTCTATCCCTTATGTTTCTTTGTCTTGCAGAACCTAACCCGTATTGTCTTCCAGCGTTGTACATTATTCGTCTGGACTGCTGATATAACTGGCTATATGTTTTCTTTCTAACTCAGCTTTCCTCCCAATAATTAATCTATTCTTTCTACTTGTTCATCAAAAACTTCTCCCTTTATAAACTTCATATCTGGTTCATACCCGAACCTTTCGCAGAAAGCGGCTTTAGCTTCATAGGTATCAAAGGACAACACCACATAGGCATCCATGTTCTCGGCTTGCTTCTGTGCGTTTTCTTTCACCTGATGTTTGACCTCTTTCATGTGGGCAACCTTTTCGACACGTTCCAACTGCTTGGCGGCTTTATCGGCTTCTTTCTGTTCGGAAACTGGGACCATCATATCAGACAAAGCATCCGCAATAGAGTTTTCCTCTTCGGTCTGCAAAAGATAGTCGACACCAATCATATTCAAGTCTGCATCGGTCAGACCTGCATCTTTCCAGTCAATATCAGGAACAATACGGGCAAGAGCGTCAAAATCCCATGTCCCTTGTGCATTAGGGTTGTTCATTAGAATGTTTAACTCCTTTTCCTGCTGCTCGTCCACGTCTATGACATCGACACGAATGCGGTAGTCGTTATCGGGAAACTTTTACAATTCGTCCATGACAGACAAACGCTGGTGCCCGCTGACTACGGTAAGACCTGTACGCTTGTTCACGACAATTCCACCGACTAAACCAAACTTCTTGATGCCACGTTTCAGTGTCTTACGTGATTCATCGGAAAGTTTTCGGGGATTATAATCCGCAAAGTGAATGGCAGAACGATTAAGTTCCACCGATTCACTCTTTATGTATTTTGATAATTCCATATTAGCCATTACTTAGACCGAAACCTCTCTGCCGAAGAGTATTCCTTTCGGCTCTTGCTATAAGATTATCACGAGATTGTTTTGCACGCCTGCTTGCAGCACTGCTACTCCATGTATTTTTTCTTCTCCAGTTAGCTTCGCTCAATCTTTCTGCCTGAGCATATATCTGTTCTCTTGTCTTTCTTTTTCTGACTCAGCAATCCTCCTTATTAATTTTGTTGATTATGATACTCCCAAAGCACTCTTTCAGCCATCGGGAAAACTCTGTAAATTCTCTGTAAATCTTGCGGGTAATTCTTCTCCATCCAAAGCATACAATCAAGATTGAAACCTACTCCCGAACTGGCTTTCAATGAATATCGAACTGGTTCGGGTAAATTGTGCTGCCTCATATAAGCAAGAATATCCTTTTGTGTCCAATCAGCCAAAGGATAAACCATACCGTTATTCTCGTAACCGTTTACCTCATACCCTTTCAACATAAGCCTACGATTCATACCATCAGCTTTTTTCATGCCCAAGAATGTATAATAAACTCCATGAGTAAGCTGCATAGCCTTTACCACATCTGCCAACTTCAATAGCTTTACTTTCGGATTTGGCACACAATACATACCGCCACGGAGAATATAAGTAAGATTCCAATGTGGTACTTGAACAAACTCTATTTTCGGATATTTGGCTTTAGTCCAGTTTATCCAACGGTTAATATGTTCCAAATTCTTGACAAAATACATGAACACGCAAACAATCCGGTCAAACTTCGGATAGACTAAATCAAGCAGAACAAGCGAATCTTTACCAAGTGATAAAAACAGTAAAGCCTCATTCGATTTTACCCGAATGAGGTCTATATACCGGTTCGCTCGTTCTACCTTGTTCATAGGTTAGCCACCGTTTAATCCCATTGAAACACGTAAATCAGCGTAACGCTGCCTACGTGAACCTAACTGCGTAGTACTTGCTGTACCTCTACGATTGGCAACCAATCTACCACCTGCCCCTGCACCATTCATATTTCTGCGAGGCCCGGCTACTCTGTTAATTCTTCTTGCGACTCTGCTTTCTAATTTTAAAAGTTAAACAAATCAATCTATATGTTTTTCTAATATCTTGCCCAAAGTATAATTCATTTGTGCAGCAAGATATTCTTCGCCTTGATGTTCGTAAACAATATCATTACCGTTTTCATCTGTGAGAATAACAGCTTCTGCTGCTTTCACTTCAACGATAATATAAGGACGTTTACCTGTATATGCACCTGTCAGAAGCTTGATTGCATCGTACTTGATAGGCTTCAATTCTACCTCACCTTCTTCAGGCAGTTCTGCATCAGCCGGATATTCTTTACCGCTACATAGGTAAGTGATATACTTCTTAGCGTTAGTTGGTCTGATTTCACGGTATTCGTGGGTTTTCTTGCCTGCCAAGATTTCATCGAAATACTTCTGTTTGATGCTTAATGTAAGAATGTTCATAATCGTGTCATTTTTTTAATTAATACTCAATAGTTGCGGGGGGCTGAATCGAACAACCGACCTTCACCAAGTCAAAGTGAAAAGCTACCACTGCTACACCCCGCGATAGTACCCCAAAGGTACTACCACAACCAAAGATAACGAAATATCTTCAATCGTTATACACGACAATCGGCTTATTGTCGTGAACTAAGCCATTTATCCCGTCTTTCTCTACACGCCTCTAAGGTAGGCGCACAACAAGCAAAGAGTTCACCACTTTCAGTACGGTAATCGTACTGTACATTCTCACTCTCTTACCTCTCAACCTGGTGTTGTAGGTAGTGTAATTCTCTTTACCGGGCTGGCATACGCTGCAACCTCTTTCGTCGTTAATTGAGTTCATAATTAAATCCCCATTTTACTAATTATTTTCTGACTGATTTTTTCTGCAACCATAGTTTTCAGCTCTTCAATATCAAGAAGGGACACAATGATATTTGCATCAAATTCTTTGGCTACATTCTTTGCAACTGCTCTAACAAATGTGCCGTCTTGTATTGATTTGCTTACGCTTTTGCCTATTCTTCTTGTTACTTCTGCATTTACTATCTGCTCAATATTGAGGCTTTTTACAGCATCACTGACAGCTTTAGACATTGCATTATTCAATGCCACACTGTCTACATCAAGTTCTAACGTACAATTACCTTTCATTTATAATCTATATTTAATGTTTCGCATTCAATTTTTCACATTCAATCTTTCTTCACTCGTATAAGCCACTACAAGCCCTGTTTCATCATGCTGTATGGTGATGTACTTCTCGCCTCTCTCTATGGTAGAAAAGTCGTATGGTGTACATAGCTTACCCAATACCTTGCCCAGTTGTTTCATTAGTGGGGCTTCAGGGCTGATAACTAAAACTAAATCCGCTTTCATAATCGTGTATATTGTGGCAGCTCGAAAGCTACCGGATTAGAACTCAACCAATATCAATCTTTCTAAAGAACCTGATGCTTTCACCCACATATGATTATGTCCGAAACCATAATCGAAAAACAGTTTAAAATAAGGGTATCTTACTATTAAAGAGTTCATACAGCCTCTTAACTCGTCTTCTGACATACAAGAAGTTATTTCATTGATAATTTGAACGAAAAGGTGTAAAACTTCTGGTTCATTATTCAATAACGGTTTTTCTATAACTGCTTTTAAAAATATATTTTCTTTCATATTCTTCTATATTGCGCAGGGCTTTCGCCCTGCTGGTTAATTATTTAATATCGTAATCTCTTTGTTGCCTATCTCTGTATCTACATTCAGAACCTCATACCTTTGAGCCTTGTAGTTATAAACGACTTCACAAGTATTAAACCCTCTACCGTCTTCTCTTTGGTCATAAACAGTATCTATATGCTGATACCTTTTATTGCCTAACATGAAGTTTATCTTACCTGATGTACAGAAGTAGAATGCTACTGCATACTTCAATGTTTTCTTTTCATCAATCTTCTTTGTTGCCTTAATCATATATCTTTTAATTGTTATTACTTCGTTTCTGATGATACAAAAATAGTATATTACGTAACATATAATACTATTTATATAGTTAATAAAATATAAATATATTATTTTACGTAACATATACTAATTATATAAGTATATTTGCATCATGGAAAAGGAAGATAAAAGGAGAGTTATACACGTAGAAATGAAAGCGACAGGTAAGCATAGATACTTTGCTTCACCTGCTGCCATCTATGATGTATTTTCAAGCCAAGAACTCGGAATTGCCCGGCAGTCACTTCTGAACTACTGGCAAAAGACGGAAGAGCCTTATGAAAATGCAATCTGCATTATTAGGAAGGGAGAATTAGAACGTAAAAAGAAAGGAGTTATATTATGATGAAATTATCAGAAATTAGAGATGCTTACGAAGAAATCTCAGGAAAACTTAGTGATATAAATCGCCAATTATGCTTTGCTGGATTTGCAATTATATGGATTTTTAATAAGACAGATAACGATATTTCCGTACCTACTGAATTATATTTACCAGCATTACTATTGTGCGCTTCATTATTTTTTGATTTACTGCAATATGCTATATCAACATTTGTATGGTATGGCTATTATTTATGCAAGCGAGAAAAGAACAATAAAGACGAAAATATAGATGTTAATGAACCGGAATGGCTAAATACAATTTCCTGGTTGATTTTCATTATAAAAATAATCTCACTTATAATAGGGTACATTCTAATTGGAAAATTCTTAATCTCAAAAATATAAAAATTATGGCAAAAACAAACAATCAGAAGCCCAGTTCCCCAAAAACTAAAGTTACTAAAAACATTCCTTCACATCGCAGTAGTAAAAAAGGAACGCTTAATGAATCAACAAACACAGGGACTGGCCCAAGAACACCTAAAAAGTAAAATAAAGCCGGAGCGCTAAGCCCCGGCTCATTAATTGATTAGCCCTTTGATTCTTAACCGATTTACGATTTCGGTATAAAGATACTCTATATCCCCGCTGAAATCCCCATAGTTCTGATACAAAAACACGACATCAGCACAATTGTCGGAAATTGTACTTTTGGACTGAACCCCAAGCACCCTTGACATCTCTTCACGTAACCCTGCTGTCATTTTTCCACCAGCAAGCGAGCTTGGAGAAAACAAATACAGGATAATGAAAATGAACTTCTTCCGCTGGGTAACACTGTCAATATTCGGTGGACATCCTCTCTCATTCAGCAACTCAACGAATATTTTGTAGATTTCATGGATAAGGCTTTTGTCTTTCAAAATTGGGGTGGTCAAGGCGTTTTCTTCTTCTGAAAGTTCTGATTTCTCGATACGAATCTTTTTAAGACGAATTATTTTGTTAAAATCCAGTTCCATAACACGATTATTTTAAAAGTAAATAGTATATTTGCATCATAATCGTGTAAGGAAGAGCTGATTCATGGTCGTGCGTGGGTTGGCTCTTTTTCATTCTTCCCCATTCGTGCTGACGAATGGTTTCTTTTCCAAATCATAGCAGGTGATATATACCCGTTTCCCATTAACATCACATAGAGCAAGGGCATATCCTTTCTCCAGTATTTTAACCGGCTGATTGTCGCAATAGACAGTACTTCCAACCGGAACTCTTATAAAATGACGTACTATCATTTGATTATCTTTAGCTTGTTATACCAGCGTGAAGAGAAAGGGAACCACCCGATTAGGAATGATTCCCCGAAAATAGTTACTTTATATAGTTTGCTCATATTTGTTCAGTTTTGCTCTAATTTATTCTAACGTACTTACCTGCAATATCACAAGTTTTTATTACCTCCGCATTATCCTCACCAAAAGCGATGAGAATACTACCACAGCCGGGAGAATCTCCACGAGTTCCGTCTGGACGGAAGAATCTGATTCGGTTACGCAAGAATTTCATTGCCGTTGCCTTCTCGAATATCACATCCTGAAACATCTTTGAATCGCAACGATTGAAAAGTAAAGCAATGCCGTTTCCATGTTCTGCCATCCGTTTAACGAAACATTCTATAAGAGGACGGGAATAAGGTGGGTTCAACCAAACGCGACCTTTCCATTCCTGTTTTAATCCATCGTCATTTTTGTTGTACATGACATTTGCCGTTTTATAGGGGGGGGCTACTGGGGCACATGGGTCTAAATCAAATTCACCCAATGCGTCTATAATTTCTTTCGGTGTGTACCATTCATCGGTACTATTAGCCGATTTTTCAAAGGTTGTATTCATTTCTGTTCCGTTATTAGTTAATTGGCAGTTTCATAAAGCACATCCATATCGTTTTACTTTGTCGGCCAGTGGTATGCCCAAACAAAGGCTTATAAGGTATAATGGATAAAACTTCATTGACTTTTATTTCACTCTCACTCCATTTGAATACCAATGTCCCGTTGGGCTTTAGGACACGCATACATTCATCAAAACCGCTTTTTATCATTTCTTGCCAATTATCCGGAAGCCTACCATATTTCTTTGCCATCCATGATGTTTTGCCAAGTGTTTTCAAATGTGGCGGGTCAAACACGACCATGTAGAAAGAGCTATCCTCAAATGGCAAGTTGGTAAAATCAGCCACTATATCAGGTCTTATTTCTATTATCCTAATCTTATCTCTGTCCTTGGCCGTAAGTGTTTCCGAACGTTTGTCAACAAATAAGGCAAGAGGATTATATTTGTCAAACCAAAACATTCTACTGCCACAACAGGCATCTAATATAAGTTTTCCATTTTCCATTAAGCTATTTCTTTTGATTTCTTCAATCTCAACTTTCTCAATACTTTGCAAAGTGCTTCAGTATTTTTTCTCGCTTGTGTAACCTCCACCGCATTCCCGATAAATTTCTTTTGGTCAGCTTGTGTGCCTATTAAAACATAATCTTCAGGGAATCCCATAATCTTTTTGAGTTCCGGAATGCGAAGCATCCGCATTTTAATATCCACTATGCCATACAGTGCCATGAACTCCTTTATCTTCACGGTCATAGGACTATCATTGTTGTAGATTTCAATCGCTACCTGACCGCTTTCTGTTGCTACCAGATAAGGCGGCATCTTATCCATGCGGGCTATTAATGTGAAGCAGGGGCTATCAACAGAGCCGCCAGCACTGTTGAACTGTGGATTCATCAGATAGTGCCATTTCCTGTTTGCGGTAATGGTCTGGGAGGGTTCCTCTATACTGCTACCTACATTTGAGAATGCAGTATTCATTATCCACGGCTGGTATGTTACCAAGTTTTGTTTCGGTGTTGTGGTAACAGCGGGGCATGGCGAGTTTATATCAGACACCTGACCACCTCCAGAATATTGATTCATAAAAAATGGAGATACAAGAGAAAGTCTGTCTTTCGTCAGAAGTGTAGGACAAGGCTGGTTAATATCCTTTCCTGTATCCTTAAAGTTATAAGAACACATAAATTGGCTTTCAATTAAAGCCATCCTGTCCTTCGTTGTGACCGTAGGTGCAGGAAGTTCCACCGAATGATTATGCCCGTTCCCATAGTAAGCCGATACAAAAACGTGGTGGTCTTTACAAGTGATTGCTCCAGCCGGTTCTTCCACTGATACGTTCTTGCTGTCGGGGTGTCCGCTAAACTGCTTAGAGAGGAAACAAACTTGCGCTACTCCAAGTCTGCTTTGCGTGGCTACCACCGGACATGGTTCGTCAATCCCAGGAGCGTTATATTTCCCTGTACGGCTCATAGAATTATACTTTACGAGGAAGGCATCCTTTCCGCCGGCTACAAACTTGATAAGTCCGGCATAGATACGTTCAAGCGTTTTCTCTGCAAGAGGCTTTTCCCTGAAGATGGTAGTTCCTTCATCAGAGAAATCAAGCACATCTTTTACCGGCTTCCACTTCTCCAGCCGCGAGAACATATCTTGCCTACCACCTTTACAGTGGGTCGGTTCAGGGAATACTATCGGCAAGTTCTTTTTAGCAAAGATGCCGAAGAAGCGTTTTCTTGTGGTGTAGGCACCGAAGTCGGCAGCATTTAAGATGCGGTGCTCAAAGTTGTAACCGTACTTCTTGACATTGCGCACCCACTTTTGATAAAGCCGGCCTTTGTCCATGCTGATAGGTTTCCCATTCTCATCCATATCTCCCCATGACATAAACTCTTCTACATTTTCAATCTGAATGTAGTCAGGGTCTATAACATCAATATAACGGAAGAGATGTTCTGCCAACGTTCGGCTGTCGGCATCTCTCGGCTGACCGCCTTTGGCTTTCGAGAAGTTGGTACACTCCAAAGAAGCATGAAGCATTATCATGGCATCAGGGTATAGCTGACGGATACGTTCTACAATAGTGCTTATCGGGGAAAGTTCCAGTGTACGGATATCCTCAATAAAGTGAAGTGCATCAGGGATATTGGCATCATGTGAAAGGATGGCATTCTTGTCATGGTTCACACAGCAAACAACCTTTCCACATCTATTTCCATCCAATCGTGCTTCTTCCACACCTTCGGACAAACCGCCGGCGCCACAAAAGAGATCAATAACAAATAGTTCTATATCGGACAGACCTTCAATGGATTTTAAGATATTTTTCTGCGATTTCATAACTTCTCCTTTTTAAACAGGTGGCTGAACGCATTATCCAAATCCAAGTCCAGATTCAGTTTGGACGGGAAAGATTTAATGTATTCGTACATCTTATAAGCGAGGTTGTCATCATCACCGCATCTGTCAATCAGTGTGAGCAACATGGCGTTCACCATGTCAGAATCATTGCCGAAGTTTTCCTGAGTGGATTCGCTGCAATGATTCACATCACTTTTCAATCTCTTTATCGCGGCTATGACTGTGTTGAAGTTTCTTTTTGAATCGTGCCGCAATTCAAAGCCTTCCTTCTTGTATTGCTGCTGCATTTCTAGAAGGTTGGTTTCTAAAACGTCCGTGAGGACAAATACGATGTTGGTTATCGTATTCAGTTTGTCTGTTCCTTGCATAATCGTGTATTCTTATTTCTAATTCGAATGAATCCCCTTCGTTCTGTTTCTTCTAACAGTGGAAAGTCTTCATTCTTGATTTCACATTCTGTTTCGTAGTTCACGGAAGTATAACTTGGGATATTGAACTTTTTCCGGATTCTTACGATAACATCCGGATTTCTTGTTACCCAGTAAACGGTTATTCTCATGGTGATATCAGCATTTTTCTAGCTTCCTCATCTCCTGCATCAGCACGGTGCTTGATTTCAATGTACTCAGCATAAGAGATTCTGTTATCTCCACGCTCCTCTATCTCTTTTTCACGTTGGTTTCTGTATCGTTCACGCTCTTTCCGTTCAATATCTTTCCGACGTTCAGAAACGTAGTCCAGCATCGCACTTGTTATTTTCAATGGATCTATTGAACCGTAGAACCGCCCATACTTCCCTGACTTAAACCGTGCTATGAAAAAACAGATTTCAGCGGCATTTATATAATAATACTCCGAAAGGAATATCTCCGATAGTTCAGAAAGTTGCTCTTTCGCTATCTTGGTTGAAACTTCTGCAAAGTCATTCAATGAGCCAAATTGTATCTTTAGCCATTCTATCGGTGTTTCATCCCCATAAGTAGAAGACAATAGCCCTAAACTCGGAATGCTGTCATTCAACGCCAGTTCTGAATGGGTTGCATTACATCTGACAAGTTTGAACTGCAAATCAGGGTTGTAATCAAGAATGAATTGTGCAGGATCGGGATATTTATTCAATAACGCCCTCTGCTTCAAGTTCCTTTCTCTTTTTTGCGGCAGCTTCTCTAACGGTTGTAGCGACTGCAAGAACTGAATCACGTTTTCGCTGCTCGCTATCCTGTTGATTTTTACTAAGTCTTGTCCCATTATAGTTTCCTTCCAATATTTTAGTAAAGTTTGCTTGTTTGAAAATCCAATCAAAGTCGCATTTCCAATTGCGGTCATTAGCTCCAAGTAAGAACGGGGATTGAAGAATGAGATTGAAAACACTCCTCACTGACTCTTTCCCATATTGGGCTATCCGGGCTTTTACAGCCTTTTTTCTCACATCAGTCATTGATCTTATCTGCTGGAGTCTGTCTTTGAATGTGGTATTATAGTATTCCATCAATCCGCTGTAATCAATCTTTTCAGAGGGGGAGGGCGAAGAAAGCTTGGCTTTCTTTGATACTCCGTCAGGAGTATTTTCTTTCTTTTGATGTAGAGATATATCTATATACTCTCTTTCTTCTTTCTTTGTATTTGTGCCCTCTGTGTGCCCTGATTTTTGTAAAAGTTCGGATTGCGGTAGATTGCTGTTCATGGGCTGTGCCCCAAGTTGTGCCCTTAGTTGTGCCCATTCGTGTCTTAATTCATTGATTTCCTTTTCAATACCTGTGTCCTTACTTGTGCCCTTGGTTGTGCCCATTGGATTATATTCTTCATATTTACATAAGGTTATAAGGTTCATTCCTTGATTGCACTCAACAGTTATCATACCTTTCTTTCTAAGATGCACAAGAAAGGAACGCACCTTCTTTTCAGACCATTTCCAACGCTGTGACAGAAATCTTATGGATGCAGGATATTGACCTCTTGAATAAGAGATTTCTCGACCTCCGATACTCTCCTTTCGGGGCGTTGCCTCAAATCGTGCAGACTGAATTAAGTCTAACCACGCTTCGCAACTGCTAAAAGTACGGGCTTCATTCCACATTTCATTCGAGAAAAACCTGCGGCTTAGCCTCAAAAATCCTTCGTCCATAGTCTTAGAATCTCACGTTAGTTAATTGCCTTCCGTTAGAAAATACAGCCCACTTACCATTACCGCTATCAAACAATCGTAAATCCGACACCTCTCCGAAACGTTTGATGTTACCGCATAAATCCACAATCCATCCACATTCTTTAGAAGGATGCGGGCGGATGGCACGACCGACTATCTGATACCACATGGCAAGTGACATTGTAGGACGTGCCATAACGACCGTATCAAGTTCCGGATAGTCAAAGCCAGTCGTAAGTACACCCACATTAGCTACTACCGGAATTTCACCAGCTTTGAACGCCTCAAGAATATGTTCACGTTCTTTCTTAGGAGTATCACCTGAAACGATAGCGCAACCGGGTATTGACATCGTTAACCGTTCCGCTTCTTTCAAAAAACGGGTAAAGACCAAAATACCCTTCCGTTTTCCTCCGGCTTTGGGATTCATCAGCCTTTGGACGATATGAACGAGATAACCGTAGAAGTCTATCCGTTCATATTCTTTTTGAACTGACCTATCCGTATAGTCGGCACCAGTAGTATTTACTTTCAAGTTAAGTTCATTCCACCCTGAAGGATTCATTGAATAGTAATCCAACTTCGCCAAGTAGCCCATATCTAATAGGGTTGATACCTGTACATGATAAATGACCTCTGAAAAGACATGAGGTTTTGTCCGAGTGATAAATTTCAGCATGGAACCGAAATCACGACTGGAGCTTAAACGGTATGGCGTTGCTGTCAGTCCAAGAACCTTACACTTCACTGCATCAAAAAAATCCTTGTACATTCCCTCTTTGGGGTTTACAAGATGACATTCATCCACAATGATGTTCTTGAAGTGGGTAAACAGTTCGGGATGATTCTTCACACTGCCGATGGTGGCAAATGTTATCCGGCTTATCTCCTTTGAGTTAAAGGATGCTGAATAGATACTGCAATCAAGAATACCGTATGAACAGAGTTTCTTGAAATTCTGTTCGAGTATTTCCTTCGAGGGCTGGAACACCAAGGTATGACCGTCAAGCCTTGCGGCTATATCCGCTATGATAAGCGACTTTCCGCTGCCCGTAGGTAACACCATAATGGCATTTGTTTTCTTCGCCTTGTTATTGAAGAAAGAAACGGCAGCATCAGAGGCTTTCTGTTGGTAATCTCTCAAACGGAATTGCATTTTCTCAATAAGTATTTGATTAATAATTCTTCATTTCTATTATTTCTCCTAAAGTTCTGCCATGCGGCTCCATAACTAAGATTATGCTTTTCGCAAAATTCAGAAAGAGAATACCGATTGCCATCAATATGTATATATACAGTATTAGTTCGGTTTCTAACCTGCTCTTTTCTGGTAGCCCATTTACAGTTTTCAGGAGAATAATTTCCGTTTACATCTTTTCTATCAATAGTAAGCCCTTTTTGATAACCACTATTCAAAGCCCAATTAACAAACGACTCAGGATTATTTTTCCATTCTTCACAGATACCTATTCCCCTGCCTCCATAATTTTTATAGCTTGAATGTTTAGGTGAATAGCATCGTTCTTTCATACATCTAAAAATCCTATAAATATCAGTTCTTGACAAACCGTGCCTATAATTATACTTAGTGATTCTATCTTTTGTTTTACACCCACAACTTTTTGATGTTCCATTTCGTAATCCATAAGCACTAACAGAATGAATAGAACCACAATCACATTGACAGATATAATAAGATTTAATTCCTTTATGGTCTAATCTATCCAAATCCTTATGCAATACAAGCCATCTACCGAACTTATGTCCTGACAAATCAGGCATCTTATTACATGATTTTTTATAACTCATAACCCTTTCTCCTTTCGTAATTTCTTATTAAGTGCTTTGTAATACTTGATTAGCTGTTCGTACTCAAAATCAGTCATTTTGGAAGTACCATCAGCTTTCACTTTCAGCAAGTCAAATTTCTGTTGCCCGATTTTGGCTATCAGATTCACCCGATAGTCTTCCAAATGATCGGCTTTGAACCTGTTGCAGTGCCGGCATTCGGCATGGCAATTGTTCTCATCAAACCGTGTTGCCAAATGTGTACGACTGAAATAGTGCCCGCAGTCGGCTTGCACGAATGGTTTTATCTGTCCACATGATATACATCGGAAGAATCCGTTTGGCATACAATCACGAAGCCGGATAAAAAGGGAAAACTCCTTGTCGAGCTTAGCTTTCAAATCCGGCTTCTTCTTTACTGTTATCCCTGCTTTATCAAATAAAGGCATAGGTTTTTCTTTCTTCTTTGGTTTTCGTTTTATGTAGTATGGCATTATTTTATATATTTGCGGGTGTAATATTTGTATTCACTCTAAAATCATATTTATATGAAGAACTATCGTATTATTTTCACTCATCATGGTAATGAGTATTCCTTTACAAAGGCGATAAGTGCCAATTTATCACAGTATAATTTTGAAGTAGCATATAGAACTGAAATCAGAACTTATATGACAAATCATGGATTAAATGGGAATTATGAAGTTGTTGGTGTCATAGAAATATGAAAAGTAACTATTAGTAAATAAGAGGATGTTTTTATCATTAAGCATCCTCTTGTTATGTGGTGGTATCGGCAGGATTCGAACCTGCATGAGCTTTCTGCTTTGAGTAACCCTTCCGGCTGGGTAAAGCTCCAGTACTCGTCGTGCGTCTACCAATTCCGCCACGATACCAGATGCCCGTCTTTCCGGGCTGTCAATTATACTTCGATGATTACGATGTCAGGTGCAACACCTTTGATTGCTTCAATCTGTTCGTCAATCACCTTGTTTTTGTATTCCTCAATGGTTTCATTCGCACCAGCAGAAACCAAAGAAAGTGAAACATCACGACCATCTACATCAGCATAAATTTCAACTTCGATTTCCTCACAAGCAAAGCCTTTGAAAAGAGGAATATTCAGTTTGAAGGATTTCGGAAGATTAGAATCAACCACCTGAGAATAATTATCCGTCTTGCTGCCGTTTTCCTCTTTGCTGCGCTCGATGTCTTGGTTAACCTTTGCTTTGAAATTCTTCAAAGTGGAAACCAGCATCATGTTTTCTGATTTATCCTTGAAGAAAGCACGGTGCATCTTGAAGAACTGGGATAGCTTGACAGGTTCCCATTTCTTATCCGTGTTAATGCCAAATTCCTGCATTTCTTTTGAAGCCTGTAAAATACCACTGATTCCAGTCTGATAGTAGTTGGTTTCATCAATAGTTAATGCCAACCCCATCTTATCACGGTTTACGATGATATTGGTCGATTTCTGATTAATCAGTTCGACACGCTTTTCCAACCATCTGAGAGGTGCATCTATCGTTCCACTGATAACTACTAGCTCCGGTTCTTTCGGGTCAAGTGCTACCGGTGCTTCGCCTTCTCTTAATACTACTTCAATAGGTTTGCCGTTGTAATCTTTAGGCACAACCAAGTTGATTTTGTTTTCGCTCATGATTCTGTTCCTGCTTTACGGTTAATACTGAATACTGTCTTTTGCATCTCCTGTGGCATAATGGGACGGCTATAAACCAGTTCGCCCAGCTTGTTGTAGAATCCTGCCATCTTTTCCTCGTGATAGAGGATTTTGGCACATTCTTCATTTTCTACAAACTCAGAACCTCTCTTAATGTGGTCCAAAAGTTCCTGCTTTTCTTCGTTCAAAGGTTTCAGACGTTCTTTGAACTCGTCCATAGCCTCTTTCTTTTCTATCTCAATATCATTGATGGTGATTGATACTTCAGCTAATGTTTCTTTCTTTTGCGCCAATTCTTCGGGTGTGAATCGGTGAGTATAACCGATTTTCTCCACTGCATCGGCATTGTCCTGAAGAAACTGCCATCGTTCCTGTTCAGGAATGTCTTGTCCTAAAAATTTGTCCATATTATCTATAACTTATTTTGCCAAACTCATTGTAAACCTTTCTTGCAGTACCCATAGTATTATAAACTGGAATATAGCTTCTTTGAGAGGCTTTCTCTATTTGGTGAATACCGCTGGATTTAGGGTTGATTGATTTTTCAGGATGAAAGAATCTTGCTACATCTTGGGGAAATTTTCTTTTCTTCATAATCTCAATTTTTAAATAAATTCATTATTACGTTCAATTTCTTGTTGTGCGTAGATAAGCATCTGTTGTTCGTTAGCGGCAGGCAAATAGATACCTGCCACAGATGCGCTCCAGTTTCGGAAACGGTCAATACTCAAAGTCATTTCACCTGTTGTCAGCTCGGCAGAACTGCGCAAATAAGTTACTTCATTGCCTTTCTTGTTGACCGTCTTACGTTCAAACAAATCACGGTTGC